TGGCGCGGAGTCGGAGATCCGGAAGCGGATAAGCGACATCTGCGTCAGCATGAGCGCGGCCGATTACCTGCAGCTCCCCGAGAGGATCGACAGAGAGATCCCGGTCCGACTCAGCGAGTCGGAGATGCAGCAGTATGCACAAATGGAGCGGGAAGCTCTCCTGCAGGTCGAGGACGAGACCGTGGCGGCTCTGAACGCTGCCGCCGTCATGTCCAAGCTCCTGCAGATCGCGAACGGCAGGGCATACACCGACGAGCACGAGGTCGTCCGGATCCACGACGCGAAGGCGGAAGCGCTGGAGGAGATCGTGGACGTGACTGACGAGCCGGTCCTGGTCTTCTACAGTTTCAGGCACGACATGGACGCGATCAGGGAGAAGATCCCGGACGCGAAGCAGCTGGAGGGCCCGGAGGACATCGCCGCATGGAACAGGGGCGAGATCCGGGTGCTCCTGGCGCATCCTGCCTCCGTGGGCTACGGCCTGAACCTGCAGGAAGGCGGGCACGCGATCGTCTGGTACGGCCTCACGTGGAGCCTGGAGCTCTACCAGCAGGCAAACGCAAGACTGCACCGGCAGGGCCAGACGAGGCCCGTGATCGTCCACCACCTGATCGCAGAGGGGACAGTGGACGAGCAGGTGATGAAAGCACTGAAGACGAAGGACACGTCACAGGCCGCACTTCTGGCGGCCTTAAAAGAAAGGAGCGGGAAATGATAGTTAAATGCAAACCGACACAGCCAGAGAAGGAAGACTGTCCGCTGATCCGATTCTGCATCGCCCGGATGAACGATAGGACTATCACAGGATGCGGTATACCGCTCTGGTACGCCGGGGTGATACATCGGGAAGAGGTGCAAGTGGAGCATACGGTGAAGAAGGACGGTGAACAGCATGTATGACGATGACATCAAGGCTATCCAAGACTGGTGCAATGACGAAGAACATACCTTCTCCTACTGTCACACAGAGAAAGAAGATGGAGAGGATGTAATCTTTATATCCACGTATGATTTTAAAGAGTTTGCAGATTGGCTGAGAGAAAACGTGCTGGATCTGATTTACATTCCCGGAAAAATCGGTAATGGCGGTGTGTGGTTTTCTTCAGCGGACTTGGAAAATGCAAAATTTTATTAAGGTGACCATCATGGAGGAGGATGAGGATGGGATCGCTGAGGAAGCTGAAAAGGAAGTTTGAACGGGACAACAGACATAAGTCCATGGCGGAGCTCTACGCCCACGTGGACAGGGTGAACGACCAGAACATGGCACAGCTCCGGAAGGAGTACGAGCAGGCGAGGATAGACGAGGACACGAAGAACATGGTCTACGCTATGTATTACCTCATGGGCTGCGGGCTCCACGAGGTCTTCGGATTCGGGGGCCAGCGGTGCCTCCGGCTGTTCGACTGGATCGACCGGGAGCTGGGCACATGGCAGCGCGGCGAGGTCAGCGTGGCGGATCTCAGGAAGCGCCTCTACGATGCGATCGGGATCGACATCCGGCTGGACGGGAGGAGCTTCGATGAGGCATAGACAGCGCGTGTGGATGCAGTGCGGGCCTCCTCCATACCTGCTGCCGGAGGCCGTCGCGAACAGCGCGGCAGAGCTGGCGGAGATGTGCGGGACGACCGCGAACTGCATCAGGAGCTACATCAGCCACAGGAAGAACCGGACCAACGGCTTCACGAAGAACGCGGAGCGCTACGTGGTCATCGACATAGAGGAGGGTGAGAATGAGTAAGGAAGACGCGAAAGAGTACACCGGGAAGCTGAACTACTGCCTGGTGCCGAGGAAGCTGCTGACGGCTGTCGCCCGGATCCGGGAGTACGGGAACCGGAAGTATGAGAAAGGCGGCCCTGATAACTGGAAGCACGTAGATCCGGAGCGCTGGAGGGAGGCGGCCTTCCGCCACTTCCTGGCGTACCTGGACGATCCGGCCGGGCTGGATGCCGAGAGCGGCCTGCCGCACCTGTGGCACCTGGCCTGCAATATCGCTTTCCTGTGCGAGCTGTTCGAGTATCCCATGAGGAAGCGCTGCAGGGACTGTAGGCACATTGGTTATGCCGCGCCGTGCAGCGAGTGCTACGATTACAGTAAGTGGGAACCCGCGGAGGGAAAAGGCTATGGATCTGAAGGCAGCCTATGACGTCCTCCTGAGCCCGCGCCGGATCTCCGACGAGATCTGGCGGAAGGATCTCCGCCGGCAGGAGCTGAAGGCGTGCCTCCTGCCGATCGGGATCGTCTACGACAAGGACAGGGTGCAGACGTCTCCGGAGGACAGCGTGGCCCGTGTCATGGCCGAGGTCGCGGATCTGGACAAGCAGATCGAGGAGCTGCAGCGCCGGAAGGCACAGTCGATCATGGAGATCTCGCGGATCCTGGACAACCTGGACGACCCCAGGGAGGCGACTGTCCTCGACGCGTACTATCTGGGCTATCGGTCCATGCAGCAGATCGCGGATCACATGCATTACAGCCTCCGCCACGTTTATAGGATCCGGAACGCCGGCGTGGCAAACATGTCAAACATGTCATAGCCGGGTGCTGTATAATGGTATCGTGGTTCAGTGGCGGGAGCGGCGTTATGTCGTCCCGCCTTCTCTGAATCCTCCCTGTCGGCCTCCCAGCCCATCCCTGGGGGGCTCTTATTATGTCAGAAAGCGAGGCGAGAGCGTGGCAGCTAAATACGACCAGTGGCTGACCGAAGAGGGCCTGCTGCGGATCCAGGGCTGGGCGCGCGATGGCCTCACAGAAAAGGACATATCGAAGAACATGAGGATTGGCGCCTCCACTCTCAGGGAGTGGAAGGCCAAATTCCCGACGATCGGCGCGGCGCTGAAGGAAGGGAAGGACGTCGCAGACCGTGTCGTAGAGAACGCGCTCTACAAGAGCGCCTGCGGCTACACCGTGACGATCAGGAAGCCGGTGAAGCTGAAGACCATCGAGTACGACCCAGAGACAGGGAAAAAGATCCGGGACGTCGAGAAGGTCGTCGCCGTGGAGGAGCAGATCCACTTCCCGGCTCAGGTCACCGCGCAGATCTTCTGGCTGAAGAACCGGAAGCCGGCACAGTGGCGCGACAAGACCGACGTGCAGCAGCTCCCGACGAACGGAGTCCTGGAGAGCCTGCTGGCGATGGAGAAGGGAGCGAAGACATGAGCGGTGTGGTCTGGGGAAAGAAGCAGGCCGAGCTGATCATGCGGCCCTACGACCACGCGATCGACTGGCTGGAAGGGACACCGAGATCCGGGAAGACCACCGCAGGGATCGCCCGCTTCGCGAGGCACCTGATCAGGAGCAGGGACACAAACCACCTGGTCACGGCCTACAGCGCGGAGCAGGCATACAGGCTGATCATGGACGGGGACGGCTTCGGCCTGATCCACACGTTCAGGGGGAGCTCCCGAGTGGCCCACGACGACGAGGGCGCGCACCTGCTGATCCTGATGCCCGACGGGACGATCCGGAAGGTCTACTGGAAGGGCGGCGGGAAGGCGGACAGCCATAAGAGTATCACCGGCATGTCCCTCGGATCCGTTTACTTCTGCGAGATCAACCTGCTGCACATGAACATGATCCAGGAGTGTTTGAGGAGAACTTACGCAGCGCAGGACCGCTGGCACATCGCGGACCTCAACCCTCCGCCTCCGCAGGATCCGGTGATCAAAGAGGTCCTCGAGATCCAGGACTGCACCTTTACGCACTGGACCGTCGAGGATAATCCGATCATCACAGAGAAGCGCCGGGAGGAGATCCGGATCGCCTGCAGCAAGAGCCCGTTCCTGTGGCGGCGTGACTGGCTGGGCGAGCGCGTGATCCCGCAGGGCGTGATCTACTGGATGTTTGACGTCAATAAGCACATCCTGCGGCAGATCCCGGAGAGGAACGAGCTGATCCCGGTGGAGATGTACTTCACCGGCGACGGCGGCGCCACAGACGCGACCAGCATCGGGTGCTATCTGGTATGTATGACGCCTCAGAGGAAGCACCGGCTGCTCCGGATCGGGAACTGGTACTACGACGGCGGACAGATGGCCATGAGCGACCAGGCGCGTCATATTGTGGGCGAGTTCATCCCGGCCATGCGGCAGAAAGCAGGGATGCGGGAGAGCTGCGTCATGATCGACCCTGCCTGCAAGGCGCTCCGGCTGGAGATCGACAAGCTGGGCGTGCAGACCACGAAAGCAGACAACAACGGCCACGACATCAAAGGGACCAGCAAAGGGATAAAGGTCGGGATCGAGGAACTGCAGAACAGTATCAACGACGGCCGCTTCTATCTGGTGGACGATCCGCGCTATGGCGTGGAGTCGGCCCTGATGGAGTTCGGCCTTTACTGTGTCGACGACCACGGCGAGCCGGTCGACGCTTACAACCACGCGATGGACGAGATGAGGTACGGGCACAACTACTTCGCCAAGACGTACGGCATCTGGTGAGGATCACGATATGTTTGGATTTGAGAGGTTAAAACGCATCATGCAGAGCATAGGAGCGGCGACGGGGATCGCCAAGGAATATAAAAGCATCTTCGAGCTGGGCGGCGTTCCGGCCTTCAACGAGTTCTATAACATCGGGATCCTGCCCTGGAAGTGTCTGTACCGGGGATTTTATAAGCCCTGGCATTACGTGCTGGCGCCGACTATCGCGGATCCTGACCACCACCGGAACCTCTTCTACACACAGCTGTCGAAGGCTGTCTGCTCGGAGCTGGCCGGGATGGTATGGACGGACCAGTGCGAGGTCGACGTGAGCATGGACGGCCGTGATCCGGCCTCTGAGGAACCGGATCCGCTGAACGAGTTCGTCCAGGACGTTCTGAAGAAGAACGCCTTCCAGGTGAAGATGGCCGAATCGGTCGAGCAGGCTGCAGCCCTCGGCGGCGAGGCGCTGAAGGTCTGGTACGAAGTGAAGCGTGACAGCGAGGGGAACGAGATCCCGGACAGCGGAAGGATCCGGATCGGCTACGCCATGGCGGACCAGTTCGTCCCCACAGCCTGGGACAACGCTGAAGTCACCGAGGGGATCTTCGTCTCCCGCGTGGCCAAGGGCGGCTATTATTACACGCTCCTCGAGTGGCACACCTGGGACGGCCTGACCTACATCATCCGGAACGAGCTCTACAGAGCCGAGATGAAGAAGGGCGGAGCCGGCGAGAGCCAGGACATCCTCGGGATCCGCTGGCCTCTGGCGGACCTCTACCCGTATCTGGACGAGGAGACCACGCTCAACGTGGAGCACAGCCTTTTCACGTACTTCCGGACTCCGACCGCGAACAATATCGACGACAACAGCCCGCTCGGCGTCTCGATCTACGCGAACGCCATGGAGACGCTCCACGCGCTGGACATCTGCTTCGACAGCTTTGTCCGTGAGTTCCGCCTGGGGAAGAAGAGGATCATCGTCCCTGCGAGGATGATCCGGACCGTGGTGGATCCTCACACGGGGCGGCAGGTCAGGTACTTCGACGCGACCGACGAGACCTATGAGGCCCTCAGCACGGACGACCCGGACAGCCTGAAGATCCAGGACAACAGCGTGGCGCTCCGCGTCGACGAGCACGTGGCTGCGCTGAATGCCCTGCTGAATGTCTTCTGCCTGCAGGTGGGGCTTTCTGCCGGCACGTTCTCCTTCGACGTCCACGGAGGCCTAAAGACGGCCACGGAGGTCGTCAGCGAGAACAGTAAGACATACAAGACCGTGAAGAACTTCCAGCACCAGATCACGCCGGCGGTCGAGCGCGTCGTGGATGCGATCCTGAACGTCGCGCAGCTCTACGAGGTGACCTGGAACGGGACGCCGGTTTCCTCCCTGGTGGCTGGAGGCTACGAGGTGAAGGTGACGATGGACGACGGGATCACGCAGGACCGGCAGACCAACATAAACGAGGGGATCACGCTGGTCGGCGCCGGTCTGATGTCGAAGAAGACCTTCCTCACAGATCCGAAGTATGGCCAGAACCTCACCGAGGAGGATGCCGACGCGGAGCTGCAGCGGATCGCAAGCGAGAGCAAGATCACGATGCCGGCGCTCGACATCCGGGATTTCAACGGGATCGAGTGATGAGTGTAGACATGTGTTGGGTGATGCTCTGCATCGCTGGATTTATCGGCGGATACATGATTGGGAGGGGGCTCTGACATGGCCCAGCTGACACCGAAGGACATACTGGAGATCAGCGAGCCGGTCGAGGGCATCTACCAGAGGACCGTGGACGAGCTCCTGATCAATATAGCGAAGCACTTCACCGTCAAGGGCTGGGAGCGGACCAGATACTGGGAGATCAAGAAGCTCTCGGAGATGGGCGCGCTCACAGAAGAGTCCGTTCAGATCATCGCGAAGAATACCGGGAAACTGCCGGATGAGATCCGGAAGGCTTTCCTGCAGGTCTCGGAGAAGGCCTGCCTCGACATAGATCCGCAGCTCCGGAAGGCTGCCGAGGAAGGGATCCTGCAGGATCCGGGGACAGACGTCACGACCTCGGAGCTCATGCGGGACATGATCCAGGCCTATGTGGACCAGGCTGTGGATAAACTGAATATGACGAACCAGACCATGCTGGAGAGCACCCGGCAGGTCTACCAGAACGCCGTGATCCAGGTCGTGAACGAGGAGCAGCTCCAGGAAGTGAAGCGGATCCTCGAGACGCAGTCCCTCGAGGTCACGACAGGCCAGGAGACCCGGGTCCGGGCGATCCGGAAGGCCATGGACCAGATGAGCCAGAACGGTCTGACGGGCTTCTACGACCGCGCAGGACGCCAGTGGAGCCCGGAAGCCTACAGTGCGATGGTGGTCCGGACCACGAGCCACAACGCAGCAGTGAAGGCCATCCAGACGCGGCAGAAGGAGTTCGGCGGCGGGGACATCTTCCAGGTGTCCAGCCATCCGGGCGCGAGGCCGCTCTGTTATCCCTATCAGGGGAAGTTCTTCAGCTGGAACGGCGGTCCTGGTGAATTTGTGGACGGCGCCGGACAGCGGCACCAGTACGACAACATAAACGACAGCAGCTACGGACAGGCCGCGGGGCTCTTCGGCATCAACTGCGGGCACCATCCGATCCCGATGATCCCGGGCTTCAGTTATCCGCAGGACGGGCCGGTCCAGGATGAAGCAGCGAACCGGAAGGAGTACGAGCAGAGCCAGGTCCAGAGGGCCTATGAGCGCGAGATCCGGAAGGCGAAGCGCGACCTGGAGATCGCGAAGGCAACGCATGACGACGAGCTGGTGAAGGACGCGCAGAAGCGCGTGAAGGATGAGCAGGCCCGCATGAGGGACTTCATCGCGGAGACCGGCAGAGTCCGCAGATACGACCGTGAACAGATTGGAAAAAGCTGAGGAGGGCTGAACTATGGAAGGATGTAAACACGAACTGAAGGACCTGGTCGGAAGGGCGGACGGTATCCACTGCCGCGCCTGTGGGATGATCTTCAAAAGCATACCGAAGGCCGGAGAAGCCGGAGAGGATGAAAAGGCAGCAGCTGCTCCGGTGAAGCTGAAGAAGGGAGGACGCAATGCCCGTAAATGAGGAACTGAACCGGGAGGCGATGGAGGTCGGCGATCTGATCCATGCAGCGGCGAACCTCGTCGAGAACGCGATCAAGGCCGAGAACGAGGGAAGTAAGAAAGCACTGAAGAACGCGGCGAAGGCCCTGCTGAAGGATGCGATCAGCCGCATGGATGAGAGCGTCGGGATGCAGATACTGGACGATGAGGAGGACGATTAAATGCTGAGGTGGATCATAAAGCGAGCATATGAAGGAAACAAGTTTTACGGCGAGGGCTTCTGCGACTCCAATGACGATAAGCCCACGGACGGGCCGATCACCGGATCGCTCCTGATCGAGGCCGACACCGGGATCGTGACACTTTTCAACGAGGCGACGGGAGCCTGGACTGACCAGTTCACGCTGCAGGAGGGCACCTGATGGACCATCTGAATGTTATGTTTTACATCCGGCGGGTGATCCAGCGCTGGCTGCTCAAGCGCGCCCAGGGCCAGATCACCGGACCGTCTGATAGAGTAGGCTTTGCCATTGTCGGCGAGTCCAGCGCGAGGTAATGAGTATGGCATATACGAAAAGAGAATGGGAAAACGGTGAGATCATCACCGCGGCCAAGCTGAACAACATGGAGGACGGGATCGAGGCGAACGATCAGGCAATCGGCGATCTCACCGATCTCGACACTACTGCGAAGACTGATCTGGTGGCTGCTGTTAACGAGCTGGCCGGTGATGTAGACGATCTTTCGGACGAAATGGGTGATGACGTTTCGGCGTTAAAGAGCCAATTAGGAGCGACCGGGAAGGGTGCAGTCCGTAACTTTGATGCGCTTGTTGATTATAATTACTCTGCTGATGCTGAATTTGTGGTAGGAAGCGGAACTGGTGCCGCAGGGATGGGGGTAATACGGCAAGGCTGTTTCGTCACATTGAATACAAATGCGGCAACCGGGGGCGTAAGAATAAAACTGAGCGGTGAAGTAGTGCGTGTAGCCGCATCTGGATCGTCTGCAAATGCCGCAGTTGATGCGTGGACAGGGATAACCTTAATTCCGCATCATCGCTACCGGGCATCTGCATTGTTTTTATCGGGGACTGCCACTGGAGATACGAAAGCCGCACTTGTTATTTATGAAGAAGGGTCACATGCTTCCATTGGTACAAAGTTGGATGCGTCTGACGCAAACAACTACTACAGAGAGTTTATCTATAACTCTACGCCGATAAATGTAGTGCTGACTGCACCATCCGGGTCAACATATACCAATGCCACATTCCTTGTAGTTATTGAGGATTTGACGGAAACTTTTTCCAAAAAGTATGAGGGCTTCAAGGATTCTGCAAGGGCATTAAGTGGTTCGATAGATTATCTGTATAGTGATGGCTATAGCCTTATGCCGGGAACAAGTCTGGCAACTGACATAGATATAGACCAAAGCGGTGAAGTTGTCAGAATGAGCGGAACAAATAATGCGGGTTCGCTCATGAAGATTAAAATCACGAATGGTCTTGCACGAACCATTCAAAACAATGTCGTAAGTGGATGGACTGGTGTAGATTTAGAAGTCGGGCATACCTATAAAATCGTAAGCACGCTCATTGACGGTGCGATTACATATACAGATCCCAATCAGGTAAGTGGCATTCCAGTGTCCGCATATAGAAATGGTGAATCAAGCACAGTGGGAAGCGCATCTGGTAATGAACGTGGGCAATACATAAGGACTTTCACCGCAGATGTAACCAACTACACACTGGTTGTTACAATTCCTGTCGGTGCGACATTAGACAGTGCCGTGTTTGCTATCGTACTGACTGACATAACGGAAATCCATACTGACGCAGATGATTTCCGTGAGGTTGCAGATGTCACAAGGCTTTACACAAAAGGTAATGAGGACAGAGATGTTGGACAGAGTCTGGTAGTGGTGGATGGGAAGTTGTATATTTACAACTCATACCCGGAAAGCAGTCCATCTATAAAGGTAGTAAACCTTACTGATGGCACAGAACAAACGGTTTCTCTTAATCTTGGACATGGCAACGGCATGACATACCGTGATGGATATATTTATGCTTGCGGCATGGGATCATCTGGCATCATTTACAAGGTCGATATATCCACATTGACTATAGCAGATCAGTATGTGTTTTCGATTGACGGTACACCAGTAGTTACATACGGCATAGGCTATAACCATGAGACAGACCAGTTTATTCTGGAATGTTCAGATAAATATGCGGTTTGTGACACATCGTTTGTGTTAGATCATATTATAACCCGGAGCATCACGCCGAGCGGTACAAAACAGGGACTTGGATGTGATGAAAATTACATCTTTGAAATCCGTAGTGATCCAAATTTCATTTATGTGTTTAAGTATGATGGCACATTTGTATGCAAGGTCGGTGTGGAATCTACAGATGAAATGGAGAATCTGTTTTATGACGGTGAAGGTGGATATTATTTAATCACCAATGTTCCGTATCTTGGATACTATGTGGATGCCATTCAACTTTATAATGCTATGTCCATGAACAGTTTGAAAGCATTTTCAAGACTTTTCGGAAAGATCCCTTATTAAAGGATAAACTCACACATAAAGGGCGCTTTAAGTCAGAAACAATTTGTAATTAAAGGAGCGGGAAACCGCTCCTTTTAAATTTCGCCGGAGGGCGTTAAGCTCAAAAATTTCGCCGCCATCGAGGCGTTAAACAGGAGGATGTAAAAGATGGCATTTTCAAGAAAATTTTTGCTGGACAACGGAGTCCCGGAAGACAAGATCGACGTGATCCTGGCAGAGCGTAACCGGACACTGAAGGACTACGTCCCTCAGAGTGACGTGCAGGGCATGATCGAAGCAGCGGTAACTGCCGCAAAGAGTGAGATCCCTGAGCCTGTGGACGTCAAAACTACGGCTGAGTATCTCGCGATCGCCGGAGAGAACGCGAAGCTGAAAGCCTTCCAGGGTGACGACTTCTCCGGAGTGAAAGCTCCGTATAAGGACATTGTCTGGGAAAAACTGGATCATGCCGAGAAACACAAACCGTACACCGAACAGCTGGAGGAGCTGAAAGGCTCCATGCCGGATCTGTTCATCGTGAAGGAGGAACCGCAGCCTCCGAAGCCCAGCTTCGGGGCGCAGCCGCAGGGATCCGTCCCGTCCGGTCACGCCAGTCCCTCATTCATGGACAGTTGGGGCTTTGTCCCCGGAAAGGGTAAATAATGCCGAACCTTAACTATGCGGCCCAGTATGGCCGCGAACTCGCAAACGCGTATCCTTATCTCTCTTACTACAACGACCTGTGGAACCAGGGCGAGGGCCAGCGCTTCCGTCCGCTCCGTGGTAAGACTGTCTACATCCCGAGCATGTCCACCACCGGCGCGAAGGCCGTGAACCGTGACAGGATCGACGGCGTCTTCACCCGGAACTTCGACGTGAACTGGGAAGCTCACGACCTGCAGATGGACCGCGACTGGGATACTCTGGTCGATCCGATGGACATCGACGAGACCAACGAGGTCGCGACGATCGCCAACGTGACCAGGACGTTCAACCAGTTTCAGAAAGTGCCCGAGCAGGATGCGTACATGTCCTCCAAGCTGGCCGGCTTCGCTGCGGCCTTCGGCGGCGTGTCCACCGAGTCCCTCAGCTCTTCCACCATCCTGGACGAGTGGGACAAGGCGATCGCCTACATGACCAATCAGCGCGTAAACCGCGACCGCGTGCGCTGCAAGATGACTTCTGCGGCCTACAAGCTGCTGAAGCAGGCCGTCGGTCTCACCAGATGGATCGACGTCACCAACGGGATCCAGGCAGTGGACCGCAATATCGCACGGCTGGATGGCGTGATCATCGAGGAAATGCCCTCCGACATGCTCAAGACTGCCTACGACTTCACGGTCGGCTGGCTGGTCAGCGGCAGCGCGAAGCAGATCGACTTTGTTCTGTACGATCCGATGGCCATCGCGGCGCCGGTGATCTACGACACCAGCATGATGTCCGCACCGACTGCACAGTCCAAGGGTAAGTATCTCTACTACGAGAGATATTACTATGACGTCTTCATCCTGGCCCAGAGACAGGCCGGCGTCTACGCTCACCTGAGCGCGGCTCCGTCCCTCGGCACCCTGACTGTGACGTCCGCTGCTAATGCTGCTGCTGACGCGGCCTCCGGCGATTCCATCATCACGGTCACCGGCCCCGGCATCTGGACCGGCGGAGATATGCAGGAAGGCCTGAAGCTGGTCTACTGTGCGGATGAGACCGCAGCTGTCGAGTGCACCTACGGAGCAGTCCCGCCGATCGCCAAGACCTGGCACGATCTGCCGAGCAATCCGGCTCTCATTGCAAGCCTGACCGGCTCCAAGGTGATCACTGTGGCCGAGGTCAACGTGAACACCGGTGCCGTCGTTGCTTCCGGCTACGCCACCCAGGTCGTGACGGCCTCCTGATGAAGGAGGTGGACCGGTGGGCCTCGTAACATATGCGTACTACACGCAGACGTACATGGGCGAGCCGGTCCAGCAGACCGACTTCCCCAGGTATGACGCAAGGGCCGAGGATCTGATCCTCGGCCTGATCAATAAGTCCGCCGCGGACATCCTCGCGATCACGTCCCAGAACGTCCAGGAAGCCGTGAAGAAGGCGATCTGCTGCCAGATCGAGTACTTCTTCGAGTACGGCCTGAATGTAGCTGTGGCCGGCCGTGAGGGCGGCGGAGGCTTCACCGTTGGGAAGGTGTCAGTGAACAACGGAAGCAGCTCCGCGGCTGCTTCCGGGTCCCGGTCCATGATCGCCCCGGGTGTCTATGTCTACCTGGAGCGGACAGGGCTGCTCTATCCCGGTGTCCCAACTGTCGGGACGCCCCCGCAGGTCTGGGGGTGGTGGATGTGAGCCTCGCACCGATCCCGGCAAGGATGCTGCACGACACTGTAGTCTTCAGTGTCCCGACGGGCATGGACCGATACCAGAACAAGACCTACGACACATACACGGTGAACCACGTCCACCTGCAGAGCGGGTCCGCGGTCTCGAAGGGCCCGGACAACACGGAGGTGCTTCTCCGCGGGATCCTCTTCGTGGACGCCAGACGCTCGACTCCGGTGCTCGACCTCTACGCCTTGCAGAAGCAGGCGCTGGAGGCCGGCGACACCATGCGGGCAGTCGTAACGGACGCCAGCGGGACTGAGATCGGGGACTATGCAGTCCTCGTGGTCGACGACCTGCCGGACGTCCCGGCGACCAGGAGGCACCACTGGGAGCTTGGCCTCGTCTGAGGGAGGTGATCCTAAAATGGCTGTCATTGTTAAGACGGATAAAGCCAAGTGGACCCAGGTGATGGACCACGCGCTGGGCGTGGCCGCTTACGCACTCGCAGAACAGATCCTGCAGGATAGTGAGAAGTTTGTCCCGTTCTCGGGAGGATCCTCGCAGTCCGCGGGCGGTCTCAGGGAGTCCGGGAAGGTAGTGGAAGGAGAGGCGACCGGGGAGTTCTATATCGTCTACGACAGCGTCTACGCGCTGTATCAGTGGTTCGGTGTACGAGCTGACGGATCTCATCCGGTCCACCACTACACCACGCCCGGGACCGGGAAGCAGTGGGTCGAGACAGCGAAGGCGGCCTTCGGGGCGCGCTGGCAGGAGATAGCGCAGAAACGGTTTTCGGAGGGACTTAAATGAGTTTTATCGGCGACCTGATGGAGAAGATCGCGACGGCGGCCGAGACAACGAGCCCATACGCGAACATCGTCTTCGGCTCGGATCCGCCGCTGAACGGGATCTGCATGATCCAGAACGGCGGATACATGCCGGAGCAGCATCTGGACCGGAACGCGCTCTTCTCGCTCCCGGTCCTTCTCAACGGTAAGCATACGAACCAACAGACCGTGCTGGACGCCATCACGGCGATCCATGAAGCTCTCACAAAGAAGACAAACTACAACGACGTCAGCACCGACGCGGTCCAGGTCGTGGACATCACCACGACTGCGGCGCCGTCCGTCATCGGACGCGAGCAGAATAACCAGTGGATCGTGGGCTCGAGTATCGGCGTCTATTTTTACTGGAGGTAAAAGCCTATGCCTACGGCAGCAGATATCAAGAATTATGTGAAGCCGGAAGTGGCGCCGCTGTACTCCTACAGCGCCGAAATTGACACCACGCCGAGCTCTACCACACCCACGTGGAAGGCGATCTGTGCTGGTTTCGACAACATCGCGGAGGCGCTGAACGAGACCGTGCAGCAGTACTTCTTCCTGTGCGGGAACGGCTTCGCTGCGAACTATGTGACGGGGATCGCGCCCACGATCACTCTGTCCGGCCGTCGTGTCTACGGAGATGACGCGCAGGACTACATCTTCGGCAAGAAGTACGACCTCATGGCAGCGCGTGACACGCACTTCCGCCTGAGCCGCACGGATGCGGCGGGAAACACGACCGCGGTGATCTCCGCGAACGTGACCCTGTGCAACATGACCGACGTCTCCGGCGCGTCCAACGACGCGAGCGCCTGCTCCGTCGAGGTCCGCTTCAACGGAGCCCCGTATCAGGGCGACGCCTGGGCCGAGGCCGTCAGTGTGACGCAGACACTGACTGCCTGCACGTCCAGCTTCACCGCGGCGACGACCAACAAGGGCGAGCCCTTCGTAGCGTTCCTGACGCCCGACCAGAACAAGACCCTCAGCACTCCGACCGTGACTATGGGCGGCGTATCTGTCGCTGACGCATGGAACGATGACCAGGGCGCGATCACCATCGCAAACGTGACCGGCGCGATCGCCATCACGGCAACTGCATCTTAAGCACTCAGGCCCGGGACGTGTCACAGCGTCCCGGACTTTTTCATGACAGGAGGATGAACCACATGGCGTACCAGATCAACAGAAAAGCACACGTAGTAGATGAGATCCATCTGGAGGACAACGGGAAAGAACTGACCGTGAAGGTCGACCTGCAGGTCGAGCGGATCCTGCGCGAGTATAATGCCGCGTGGACCGCGATCGGTAAGGCCCAGCAGAAGATCCAGGACATGAAGACTGTCCAGGGTGGCGAGGAGGAGGCTGTGGTCGCCCTGGGCGAGTCCATCATGGCGCTGTTCAGCCTTCTCTTCGGTGAAGGCCAGACAAAGGCGATCATGGACTTCTATGACGGGGCGTACCTGGAGATGCTCGCGGACTTCGTGCCGTACATCTCCGAGACGATCGTCCCGAAGGTACGGGCCGCGCAGGTCGCGCTGGCGGATAAGTACAGCAGGTGGAAGCGCTGAGGCCATACGAGGCGCTGCCGGAGGAGCTGGAGTATGACGGGATCGTCTACCGGCTCGACCTGTCTTATGCTGCCTTCTTTGCGGCTGTGGACGCGCTGCAGGACGAGCAGCTGGCACCCGCGCTGCGGCTGGAGACCGCCCTGGGCGTACTGGTCGAGGATCCGGAGCCTCCGCTTTCCTCGGGGCTTCTGGAGGCCATCCTGGCGCTCATACGGGACGACCGGCCGAAGCCGCCCGGACCTGTGACGATGGACATCACGCAGGACTGGGGCTACATCTGCGCGGCGTTCCAGCAGGCCTACGGCATCGACCTCTACAAGGATAAGTCTATCCACATCCTGCGCTTCCTGGCGCTTCTCCGGGCGATCCCGAAGAACACCAAGCTGGCGGAGATCATCGGAATACGTGCTGCTGAAATACCGGCACCGAACAAGCACAACCAGAAACAGATCGCAGAGCTGACGAGGCTGAAGGCGCTGTATGCGCTGAAGAGCTCCGGAGGTCTGCAGGAAGGCTGGGCGAAGCTGTTCAGGATGCTGGAAGCGAGGGCAAAAAATGGTTGATGTCGGCAGCGTGAAATACAAAGTCGAGCTCGATAACTCGGGCCTCGACAAAGACACACAAACTACAGAAAAGACTATAACCTCGAAGCTCGACGCCATCAGCGGGAAGATCTCCAAGTCCTTCGGCTACCAGGTCCTGAAAGACATCGGCGGAGCCTTCCTCGACCTCGGAAAGCAGGCGGTCCAGGGCTTCGCTGAGATGTCGAAGGCGGCCATGGAGTCCACGGCGGCCCTCGAGCAGAATATGGGCGGCGTAGAGACCCTGTTCAAGGGCTCCGCCGACACAGTGATCGCGAACGCGAAGCGGGCCTACACGACCGCCGGCATGTCCGCAAATCAGTACATGGAGACGGTGACGTCCTTCTCCGCTTCCCTGCTTCAGTCCCTGGGAGGGGATACTGAGAAAGCGGCAGCGGTAGCGGACCAGGCGATCATCGACATGTCGGATAATGCCAACAAGATGGGCACCGACATCGCGAGCATACAGGCCGCTTACCAGGGCTTCGCGAAGCAGAACTACACGATGCTCGACAACTTGAAGCTCGGGTACGGCGGAACGAAGACAGAGATGGAGCGTCTCCTCGCGGACGCGTCGAAGCTCTCCGGCGTCAAGTATGACATAAGCAACCTTAACGACGTCTACGAGGCGATCCACGTCATCCAGGGAGAGCTCGGGATCACCGGGACCACCGCGCTGGAAGCCGGCGAGACCATCGAAGGAAGCATGAACGCGGCAAAGGCCGCTTATGATAACTTCCTGAACGGATCCATCTCCGGCGAGGAATTCGCTGAGACGCTGGCCGTCGCGGCCGAAAATGTCGCGTCGAACCTTGCGGTGATCATCCAGAACTTCGCGGACCAGCTGCCCGGGATCGTCGAGGTTGTGTCCGAGAAGCTGCCGGGGATGCTGGCGACCCTCGGGCCTCCGATCCTGGACGCCCTGAAGGCGATCGCGAAGAGCGCCCTTACGGTAGGCCAGGACCTGGCTGCCTCGATCGCTGACGGCGTCAAGACGAACGCCCCGGAGGTCCTCAACAAGGCGGGCGAGGTCGTGAACGGTTTCCTGGACAAGGTGACGACCGCCTATCCGGAAGTCGTGGCCAAGGGCTACGACATGACGGCAAAGCTGGCGGACGGCGTCCTGCAGAACGCCCCGACGGCCATCACGGCGACCGGGAACACGCTCAACATGATGCTGGACAACCTGCTCACAGGCCTCCCGCAGATGATGGAGAGCGGCGCGAACCTGATCCAGCACCTGGCGCAGGGCCTCGTGGAGAACGGGCCCGAGGTGCTGACGGCAATCGGCGAGGTACTGCTCCAGCTCCTCACGACCATCGCGGAGCACCTGCCGGAGATCCTGGAAAAAGGTATCGAGCTCATCGGGCAGCTGGCGGCCGGGCTGATCAATGGGATCCCGGACGCGCTGGCCGGCATGGGGCAGGTCCTGGAGAACCTCAAGGAGGCCGTGACGTCTGTCGACTGGGGCGCCCTTGGTAAAGCGATCATCGACGGCATTATCGCGGGCCTGAAGAACGCAGGCGCCGCGCTGTTCGGGGCTCTGAAAGGCCTCGCCGGTGAAGCCCTCAGCGCCGCAAAGGGCGAGCTTAAGATCAACTCCCCTTCAAAGGTGTTCGAGGACGAAGTCGGCGCCGCGATCCCCGAGGGCATGGCCCTCGGCGTCACTGAGAACGCGGACATGGTGACGGACGCGGTCCGGAGCCTGTCCGGAGATCTTACGACAGACATAAACCTCCCGGATGTGAGCGGGATCGGCCAGGACATCGGCGCCTCGATCAGCGCGTCCACGTCCCAGGAGATCACCGTCCCGCTGTACCTCGACGGCCGGGAGATCGCCAGGGCTACAGCCTGGCACATGAACGAACAGCTGGCCTGGGAGGCGAGATAAATGAAAGAGAACCTTTTGACAGCGCTAAATCCTTATACGCTCTTCATCGACGGCGTGAACGTGGCCGACTTCGGCGCGCTCGTGGAATCCTACACGGTGGGCGGCGCAGAGGTGAAGAGCTCGGTCTTCCAGGGAAGGAACCGGACCACGATCCGGCAGCTGGCCTTCACGATTGGGCGCCGGAGCATCAAGATCGTGCTTTTCTTCGCCGCGAAGACGCAGCGGGCGCTCGCGGAGCAGAAGAGCCAGGTCGACGCGCTGCTCCTGGGCGTCCCGGACCTGCACCTGCCGGACGGCTTTTATTATTTCTCCGTCCTGAAGAGTGCGGGAGACCTTGAGATCCTCGGGGTCGAAGGGAACAAGGTGATCGGGCACGCCACATACAAGCTGGAGGGCGTCCGCCACGACGCCCTGCAGACCGTAGTCAGTAACACTGTCGCAGCACGCGGCACCATGCCGCGGATGGACGCGATCTTCTCCTGCGTGACTACTGCGGCCCGGGAGACGCTGCAGGTCGGTCCTGTGACCTTCAGGAACGTCCCCAGCGGCGCGGCTGTGATCGCGGACGGGATCGACGGGATCCTCACCGTGAACGACGCCGTGGCGGCCGGCGCGGTCTTTACGCGCCTGCCCTTCCTGGTCCCCGGGCAGCAGACGATCGAGTGCCCGGAGCTCCTGACGGTCCAGTATTATCCCTGCTGGATGTGATGTAAGGAGGGCGAAATGCTGCAATTACTGACCGGCAGCGGGGCGATCCTCCGCTGCGACGATTACTACATCAGGGAGAAGATCGACGGCCTGGACGAGGTGATCTTCACGATCGACGTCTGGGATCCTGTCTATCCGGAGCTCGTCGAGGAGGCAAAACTCCGGGACAGGGATAAGCAGACCTACGTGATCAAGCAGATCGACCAGGGCGTGAGCACGGCCAAGATCATCGGCTTTCTGGACCTGGACGACTGGAAGAGCCAGATGCTGATCGGCTACAACAACGGGACCGTGGCGGTCGGCCGCACCATTGCGGGGGTCCTTCCGGACGGGTGGACGCTCACGGACCTCTCCGGGAGCACGATCCGGCGCCAGGTAAACGGAGCGCTCACGCCGTACGAGGTCTGCAAGCAGTGCGAGAAGACCTTCGCGGTCTGGATCCGGTGGGACAATGCGGCGAAGACCTGCACGATCCGCAGCAAGACGCCCGGAAGCCCTTCCGGGGCCTTCGCGACGCGGGACCTCAACCTGCAGCAGATCAATTACAAGGGCAAGTCTGACGGCATTGTCACGCGCCTTTACGCGTACGGCAAGGATGACCTGAGTATCGCGCCGATTAATGACGGGAAGCCCTATATCGACAACTTTACGTACACAGACAAGATCCTGACGGGCGTCTGGAAGGATGAGCGCTACACCATCCGGGAGAACCTCCTGGAGGACGCCAGGGAGCGCCTGGCGGGCCTGGCCGTCCCTAAGAGGTCCTACGAGTGCAAGGTCGCGGACCTGCAGGCCGTGGATCCGGAGAAGTACGGCTTCCTGGACTTCGGGCTGTATACAGTGGCCACGCTCATCGATGACATCAAGAACCTCAGCGTGGACTACCAGGTCGCGGAGCGGCGTGTCTATCCGTACTATCCGGACAAGAACGAGGTGATCTTCGACAGTTCTCCGGAGCAGATCACGGGGATCGTGGACGAGGCTGTGGAGGTCCTGGAGACGAAGGTCTCCCCGGCGGCCATGCAGACGGAGATCGACAGGGCGACAGGCGTCCTGCAGAGCGGCTACAGCGGCTATGTGATGCTGAACCGCAACGTGGACGGCTTCGCGAACGAATTCCTGGTCATGGATACGAACAGCATCGAGACCGCCCAGCATATCCTGCGGATCAACCGGGCGGGGATCGGATTCAGCTCCACCGGCTACGCCGGTCCGTATTACCAGGCCTGGACCATCGACGGGCACCTGAGCCTTGGCGGGATCAACAACAGCTACGGCGTCCTGGAGATCCTCGACACCTCCGGCCACGTGATCGGCCGCTGGGGCAAGGACGGCGTATACATCCAGGCGGGCTCTATTGTGATCGGGTCCAAGTTCAGCGTAGACGACCACGGGATCCTGACCGCAGAGGACGGCATCTTCAATGGCACTATCCGGGGCTCCCGGATCGAGGGCTCGCAGATCCTGTCGTCCCAGATCGGCACGCTGAACGACGAATTCTATGTCGTGGAGAACGGCGACCACGTCGAGATCGGCTTTTCCGGCTTCGACTGCTGGGACGAGAAGCTCCGGACGAACTGGCTCGGGCAGGTCAACAACCCGGCGACCGGAGGGACTGACGCGGGTATAAACGGAAAGAATGGAGACGCCGGATTCAGGCGTCTCTTTTTGTTAGACGACTGGTACAGAGGCAGCGACGGCAACCTGTGGGACGTGACCAGGACGATCCGGTGGATCGAAAACCGCCTCTCAGACCTCGAGAACTTCTGCCGGCGCCATGACTGGAGCGGCGACGATGACGATGATGATCCCGGAACGATCCCGGGAGGTGATGACGGCGAGCTGCCGGACGGACCTGTTAACTAAGGAGGCACAGATATAGATGTACGTACAGACCCATGACTTGAGCGTGATCCCGGCCGGAGTCCGGCCGATCATTCACGTCTCGCAGTACGACAACCAGCAGGAAGCGCTGCGCTTCCTGCTCTATAAAGAGAACGCCCTCTTCCCCGTCCCGGCGGTCGCTTCCGCCGTGATCGAGGGGAGGAAGCCCGACGGCACGGCCTTTATTTACTCCGCCGTGACGATCAACGGGAACGCGGTAGTGTTCGACCTTACCCAGCAGATGACCGCCGTCTACGGCGACGTGCTCTGCGAGCTCCGCGTCAGGACCACGTCCGAGATCGTCGGGACGATCAACTTCATCCTGCGGGTCGAGGAGGCTCCGCTGCACGACGACTCCGTCCTTTCTGACACGGAGATCCCGCTGATCGAGCAGGCGGTCGACATCGCGGCCAACCTCGCGGAGTACATCCAGCAGACACTGGACGCGAGGGACGAGGCCGTGGCCTCTGCCGAAGCGGCTGCCGACTCCGCCGAGGATGCTGCCACAGATGCGGCTTCCGCTGCCTCTGACGCTGCCTCTGTGCAGGAGCTTTATGACAGCATCGAGACGGCCAAGTCGAACGCCAACGCGGCCGCGGAGGCCGCCAATAACGCCGCGGAGGCGCTGGAGAACATCAGCGCGGTGGCGACCACACTGGCGCCCGGATCGCAGGCCACAGCGTCCTACAGCAACGGCGTGCTCACCCTCGGGATCCCGCGGGGCCTGACGGGCGACAGCGGCGTCGGCGTCCCCACGTCCGGGATCTTCTGGCTGTACGTGGACGACGTAGGGAACCTGTACGTGGTGTTCAACAACCCGGCGGAGCCGCCGCGCTTCGCCTACGACGCCGCGACCGGGAACCTCTATTACCTTGTGGGAAGCGTCAAGGCGACGCTTACAGGGGCGTCCCCGCTAACCGTCCCGGATGCTGCGGAAGGCCCGGTGATGAACCTGTACTTTACGCTCTCGCTCGCCCAGGGCGGATCCGGAACGCCGTCCCCGTCGAACGTGCGGAGCATCAGCACAAAGAACAGCATAACGTACAGCGTGAACAGCGCCGAAGCCAGCGAGAGCTTCACCGCGATGCCCGCCGGGACATTCGACCCCGTCACGGGCGTCCGCACCGTAACGCATGCCACGAAGACCTTCAACGGCGGAAGTGCTGACACCTGGACGACGTACACAGACGGCAGCGGCCACACGATATTCCAGTCCACGATCGCTAACATGGACGCCAGCGTGTCCGCGAACGACGGGCTCTGCGACCGCCTGGCCTATGACCGCACATTCGCGTCTAATTTCACCTATGCGCTGGCCCGGAACACTGTCAGCGTGAGATGCGACGCCGCGGCCACCGTGGCGGCCTTCAAGACCTGGCTGGCAAGTAACCCGCTCACATTCGCCTACAAGCTCGCTACACCGCAGACGGCCACCGTGACCGGCAGCACTATCGAGCTCACGGAAGGAGAGAACACGATCGAGACCAGCTGGGACACGATCACAGTGGAATATATCACTACAGAGGAGGACGAATAAATGCCGCAGATATTGATCGGTAACGTAAAAGGACCGCAGGGCGCGCAGGGCGTGCAGGGCCCGCAGGGCGAACAGGGGGACGCTGCGACCATCTCCGTCGGATCCACCACGACCGTCCCCTACGGACAGACGGCGAGCGTGACAAACTCCGGGACGGAGCACGACGCCGTATTCGATTTCGTGATCCCGCAGGGCAGGCCCGGCGAGGAGACCACCGTGCTCGACGAGCTGGTCCTGGATACCATCACAGAGCCTTCCACAAACTTCCCTGTACTTGCGATCGGGGACGTCGGCAAGGTGCTTTTCGGAAAAATCAAGAAGTGGTGCAGCGACATGGCCGACCTCGTCGCGGACAAGCTGGACAAGACGAGCGTGGTGAACAACCTGACCACGACCGCCCCGGGGCTCGCGCTGGACGCAAGACAGGGCAAAGCATTGAGCGATGCGCTCTCCCCGATAGGAACGGTTTACTCACAGTCTGCCGTAGTTTCGTCAGACGCCGACCTCTCAATGCCGGCGGGCGACCTGATATTCACCGTTCCTGCAGGAACATACATCATTACATTCGGCGGCATATCACGAGATTCCGAAAAAGTCATCCAAGCCAATGTTAATGGTGGCAACCCGTGGCAGCCGGGGTACCTGTCCACTTATGTGCCGTGGAACAGTGCGGGGACGATGTTCTCCATGTACAAATCATACCCGCTCACCGTGTCTGAAAGTACTCAGCTTACTATGCATTACACTGATTACTGGTATCACACGGAATTCAGCGCTGTCCGCATCAAGTAAAGGAGGTGGCCGTATGGATCTGGTCTCGTTTGTTTCGGCCCACTGGCTGGAGTGGCTTTTTACCGCAGCGGCGGCCGGTCTTGGGTGGGCGCTTAAAAAGCTCCGTGACCAGCTGAAGACGGAGCAGGATAAATCTGAGGCTATCGCGGAAGGAGTCCAGTCGCTCCTCCGTGAGAGTATCGTGACGAACTTTAATAGATACCAGGACCGGGGATTCTGCCCGATCTATGCCAAGGATTCCATAAAACGAGTCTACAAGGCGTACCACAATCTCGGCGGGAATGATGTCGCAACGGAACTTTACCAGAAGTTGCTGAAGATGCCGGAAGAGAAACGGGAGGAATGACATGGATACAAAGATCAATTGGAAGAGGAAACTGACGAGCCGGAAGCTATGGGCCGCTGTCGCCGGATTCGTATCCGGCCTGCTGATCTTTCTGGGGCACTCTGAAAGTGAAGCAGTGCAGGTCGCTTCCCTGATCATGTCCGGGGCATCTGTGATTGCGTACTGCGTCGGCGAAGGCCTGGCGGATCAGGCTGTCGCGATTATCGCGGATCCGGAGGAGGCGAGCGCGGAATGACCAACTACGAGCGCCTCTGTGTCCTGCTCTGCGGAGATCCTGCCACAGCAATCGGGCCGACCGCGTACACGCCGAGCGGCGTGGCACAGTGGAAGCGCGCCGGTCGATACGGTAAGACGCCCAGCGAGGGCGCCTTTGTGTATTTCTACAGCACCAACCTCGGCCGCGTCTCGCATGTCGAGCTGGTCGTCTCTGCATACCTGCAGAACGGCCTCTACCACATGGAAACGATCGGAGGCAACACCGGAGCCGGGAAGAATGAGACGGAATTCCGGGACGGCGGGAAGTGCATCCAGAAGACTTACGAGTTCCTTCCTTCCCAGGTGGGAGGAGCCAACAGGATCAACGGCTTCGGGTATCCAAAATTCGGGGCGGAGACCTGCAGCGCCCAGCAGCTGATCGAGGAGGCGAAGCGCTGGCTCGGATACCTGGAAAAGGAGCACTCCTGGAGCGATCTGTGGGATAAGCTCGCAGATCCCGGGGATAACAACTGCACGATTTTCGGAAAATGGTATGGCGACACGGTCGGAGATCCGAAGACCTATACCTGCGCCCAGTGGTGCAGCATGTTCTGCTGTTTCTGCGCCAAGGAGGCCGTCGTGAAGGCCCACGAGGATCCGACCGGCTGGGTCAAGACGGAGGCCGGCTGGACCTACCAGAAGGCCGGCGGAGGCCTCTGCAGGGACGAGTGGCTGCATTACGGCGGCCGCTGGTACGTGTTCAACGCTGCCGGGATCATGATCACCGGCTGGTTCCGGTCCAAGGAGGGCTGGTACTACCTGGCCGGCGACGGCGCGATGTGCTCGTCCCAGTGGATCCAGGAGAACGGGAAGAGCTACTACGTCACCGGCACCGGCCTGATGGCTGTGAACTGCTACGTGAAGAGCAAGACGCCCGGCCCTGCTGTCTACTACTGGGTCGGAGAAGACGGTGTCTGGCTGCCTGAGTGGGACACCATGACGCCGGATCTTAAGAAGTACTACGTGGCAATCTGAGAACGATATAGTGACCAAGCACGAACGGGGTTCGAGTACCATCTCGCAGACTCCGCTCTACGGGCCCGTACTCGAACCCCTCGGTTCGGGTACGGGCTCCTTTTGCGTTATAGACGATCGTGACGCCTTCCGGATCCACAGCGACGTCAGCCAGGAATGCGTCCACCAGGCGCTTCCTGAATTCAGGATCCGATTTGTCTCCGGCCCGGAAAGACTGCAGCCATGCCCGGACCACTGTCTCGGGCACTGTGACGTTCTGCACAGCCTTCTGCCGGATTTCTTCAAGCAGGTCGTCCTCTTCCCGCTCCAGCTCGTGCAGGCGGGCCTCCACGGCACGCAGGCGGGTCTCAGCCAGGGATGCGGCGAGGTTCCCCTGCTGTCTCCTATTCTCCGCGAGACGCTTCTTCAGGGGCTTCACAGGATCCTCCTCGTGCTCCTGAATGTCCATGATCCGGGCGACCAGGATCTCGATCATGTCGTCGCTCAGGACGTCCTCGACCGTGCGCTGCAGGACCAGCTCCTCCAGCCAGTCGCGCTTCACCCTCTTCGTGGGGCAGCCCTTCGTGGGGCACCTGTAATAATAGTGCAGATCACCATGACGCCCCGTGCTGCTTTCCCCAGTGAGGATCTTCCCACAGAGACCGCAGCGGCACCGGCAGGAGAGGAGGTACGTCGTCTTCGCCCTGCCCGCCGCGTTGTTCCGCGAGGTCTTGAAATGCTTCTTCGCTTCCATGAAAGTCTCCTCTGATATGATCGCCGGCAGCGGGATCTCGATCCCTCTGTAGTTATAGCGCCCGGTGTACCGTTCGTTCCTCAGCGTCCTCCAGACGAAAGACTTCGAGGCCTGGATCCCGTACTGACGCATGGCGTCCTGCATGGCCGCGTAGGACATGCCCTGGATGTGCAGCCGGAAGAGCTCCCGGACCGCTTCGGCCTTCGGCTCATCTATGACCAGTTTCCCATCTTCGAGTTTATAGCCCACCGGCACGCTGCCGGTGGGCATTTTTCCTTTTTTGGCGTTCTCCCGGAGCCCGCGGAGGACCTTCTGCCGCAGATCCGCACTGTAGTACTCCGCCAGGCCTTCCATCAGGCTCTCCAGCAGGATCCCTTCCGGGCCCTCCGGGATGGACTCCCGGGCGTACATGAGGCTCACGCCGGCCTTCTTCAGCCGGATCTTGTGGACCGCGATATCTTCCCGGCTCCGGCCGAAGCGGTCGACCTTCCACACGATCACGGCGTCGAAGATCCCACGGTCCGCGTCCTTCATCATCTGCTGGAACTCATCGCGGCCTTCCACGGACTTCCCGCTGACATGCCTGTCTGTGTAAACTTTCACAACGTCCAGGCCCTTACTGACAGCGAAGGCCCGGCAGTCTGCGACCTGTCCCTCGATCGACTGGTCTGTCTGCCTGGGCCCTTCGCTGTACCGGGCGTATATGGCCGCCTTCATTTGTCTATCCCCAGCACGCGTCGGACCGCTTCACGGATCTCCGGCGTGGCTTTCTTATAGGCAGCCTCCACAAGGATCCAGCTGCCGTCATCCAGCTGCACCTCGTAGTCCGTCATATCATGCCTCGGGTATGCCCCGCGCTCATCCTGGGATCCTGCCAGGTACGCCATTGACACGTCGAACAGATCCGCGAGCTCGTCCAGCTTTTCAAAGTCCGGGCGGCGCACTCCGCGCTCATACCCGGAGATCGTCTGCTTGTTCACCTTCAGCCGGTCCGCGACGTCCTGCTGCGTAAGTCCTTTTTCTTTCCTGAGAGCTCTGAGCCTCTTCGCGTACTCTTTCATGCTGTCCTCCGTTATAAACTTTTCGTTTATTTCCTGTTGACAATTATAAACTATCCGTTTATTCTATACAAGTAAGCGATACGTTTACATAAGACAACGAAACGGCAACACAGACAGGAGGATGAAGAAATGAATACAACTACAAATGGATTTCCGGAGCTCGTGACGTCGAAAGAGCTGCAGGCATACCTGCGGGCAAGCAGGAACACCGCGGAGAAATTCGGGAAGGCCTGTGGAGCGGAGCGCCGCGTCGGCCGGAAACTGCTCTTCGACCTGGCCACGGTAAAGGCAGCGCTGGATACGCAGAGGAAGGAGGAAGCATGAGAGCCAACGAGACTATGGCGGCCTTTATGAGCGATGAGGACGCGATCCGCGACCGCGAGCAGTTCGTCCGGAACCTGGGAGAGCTCCTCTCCCAGACCCGCGACAGGGTGGTGAGCTGTGAGCTCATCGACGCAGAAAAGCCGAACGAGCACGTGCTCGTCACATACAAGGGCGGATACACGCGCCGGATCTGTACACACATGGACAGCTACGCGGCCATAATCCGCGATGTTGCTAAGGGATTCCAGTAAAGGAGGACAGGGAAGATGACTATGACGATCAAAGAGTTCGCAAGGCTGATCAAGAAGTTTATGGAAATAAATGCAGAGATCCAGATCTACGACGGATCCGACCACATTGAAACGACCACGGTCGACAGGATCCTGGCCAGTGAGGACAGCTTCTACCTTCTTTCCGTGGTCAGACAGGCAACCTTGCGTGAGGACGGATCCTACACGATCAATCTGGAGGCACCGGAATGAAAGCAGGAGACACGATCAAATGCAGGGACGCAAAGGACCTACGGCAGACGCAGAAGGACCTGGAGCTCGCAGGTTTTCATGCCGTAGTCAGCTATGACGGCGCGTATACGCTCCGCATAACCGGCGTGCCGGAGACGGAGTACCTGGTCGCGGCCCATGACCAGCATGGGATGCAGAACAATTACTGCAAGACGCTGGAAGAGGCCGAGGAGCTGGCCGAGGAGATGGCACGCGGCTACGAATTTGTTGAGATCCTGAAGGGATACCCGGGAGAATGGGAGTCTGTATCTCGGAACTGGTAAATCGTAAAGAAAGGAGGAAGAAGTGAACAGAGAACTGACAAGAGAGGAGATGCTCCGGATCTCAGGCGCGCGGCTCAGAGACCTGCGGGGCATCAGGACCCAGCAGGAGATCGCGGACGCGGTAGGGGTGACGGCCATGGCCGTCTCCCAGTACGAGCGCGGCGAGCGGCTGCCGCAGCCGGAGATAATGGCCAAGCTGGCGAAGCTGTTCGGCCGGACCGTGGACTCTTTATTTTTTGCCCCGGAAGTAAGCGAAACGCTTACAGAAGGGAGCGAAACGTGAACGAGGAAATATTACACATGATCGCGCTGGCCGCCCTGGAGGCGATCCGGCGGGATCTGGCAGGAGGGGAGTATGACGAGCAGAAGCAGACAGATTAAGCGGGAGGTCCGCAGACGGAGGCAGGAACGGCTGGGCGAGCTGGAGAGGAACCGGAAGCGCATCGACCGGGAGATCCGCAAGACGCGCGAGAGCATCGCCGACCTGAACCGGCAGGACATCGACCTGGCCCGCAGGATCCTACGGATCACCCTGGTCGCCCTGGCCGTGGTGATCGGGATTGCCGTCTGGATCTGGGCGGCGGAGATGCAGGCCCGGGACGTGGAAGCCGCGGTCCTCCGGGCTCACAGGATCACGGACGGCCCGCTGTACAGCCAGAAGATCCCGATGGTGGAGCCACTGCCGGAGACGCCCCCGGAAGACGGAGAGCCGCCGGAGGCCATCGAGATCCGGACAGCCACGGAAGCGGAGGCAGTTCCGGAGGAGCGCTGGGAGAGCCTGGGGAAGTGGAAGCTGACCCACTACTGCCACGGAGCCTGCTGCAACGGAAAGAACGCGGGCAGGACGGCGTCAGGCGCGCCGATGACGGACGGCAGGACCGTCGCGGTGGGCGGTCTTCCCTTCGGGACGGAGCTCATGATAGACGGCCACGTGTACGTCGTAGAGGACAGAGGAGTCCGCGGGAACCATGTGGACATCCTCGTGTCAGGACACCAGAAAGCGAAGGATCTCGGCGTGAAATACGCCGAAGTATTCATAAAAAGATAAAAGGAGGATTTGGAACATGAAGATCACAGTAGTTTTTGACAGCCTGGAGGAGTTCAGACAGCACTTCGGAACGACCTGCGCGCCGGCAGAGCCGGTGAAGGTATGGGAGCCGGAGGAACCGCGGGAAGATGCGGCGCATGTTTCCGGGATGTGCCCCACCGCGGCGCAGGAGCCCGAGAAGGAGCCGGAGCCCGCGGAGGAGGTTCCCTTCAAGGAAGACCCGAAACCGGCGGAGAAGCCGGCACCTAAAGCGCCCCGCGTCGAGGACGTCAGAAAGGACCTTGCAGCGCTGAACAAGAAGGCCGGGAAGAATATCGCGAAGGAGCTGATCGCGTCAGTGGGCTACAAGAAGCTGACGGAAGTCCCGGAGGGCGCCCTCGTCACGCTGCAGTCCCTCATCGAAGAGGAGGAAAAGAACTATGCCTGATAAAAAGCACGCACGGCTCAGCCCCTCAGCCGCTGCCCGCTGGATCAACTGCCCCGGATCCGTGGCGCTCTCTGAACTCTGCCCGCCTCCCGGATCCAGCGACTACGCGGACGAGGGGACGCTGGCACACCTGATCGCGGAGAACAAGGTGCTGCTGGCGTCTGACGAGATCACCCGGACTTTCTACGACAAGCGCCTGGAGAACGCGTTGAAGTCCCAGTACTACTGCGGGGAGATGGAAGAGGCCACGATCTATTACAGGGACCGCGTCATGGAGATCTACTGCGAGGGCCTGAAGAAGGACAGCGCCGCAGAGCTCATGGTGGAACAGCGCTTCGACCTCGGGCTCTGGATCCCGGAGTGCTTCGGGACGTCGGACGCGGTCGTGATCGCCGGCGACACGATCGAAGTGATCGACCTGAAGTACGGGAAGGGCGTCAAGGTCGACGCCGTAGGGAATCCGCAGCTCCGGCTGTACGGCCTCGGGGCCGCTGCCCTGTACAGTGGCGTCTATGATCTGGAAAAGGTCCGGATGACGATCATCCAGCCACGCCTCGATCACGTGAGCACTGAGGAGCTGAGCATGGTGGAGCTCTTCGACTGGGCGAAGGACGTCGTAAAGCCGGCAGCGAAGGCGGCCCTCGGGAAGAACGCGCCGACGGCCTGCGGCGACTGGTGCCGCTGGTGTCCGGCGAAGGCCACCTGCAGGACCCGGGCGGAGAAGCAGCTGGAGCTGGCCGCCTACGACTTCCAGCAGCCGCCGCTCCTGCAGCCGGAAGAGATCGGCGACGTCCTCCGGCAGGCAGAGGAGCTGCAGAAGTGGGTCGCGGACGTGCAGGCCTACGCCCTGGAGCAGGCGCTCGCCGGCGAGCACTACGACGGATGGAAGCTGGTCGAGGGCCGCAGTGTCCGGAAATATGCCGACGAGCTGAAGGTCGCGGAGAAGCTCCGCGCGGACGGCTGGGAGGACGCCATGATCTACGAGCGGAAGCTCCTCGGCCTGACAGCCATGGAGAAGCTGGTCGGCAAGAAGAAGCTGACGGAGACACTGGGCGAGCTGATTGTGAAGCCGGCAGGGAAGCCGGTCCTCGTTCCTCAGAGTGATAAGCGCCCGGAGATCAACGCGGTGGCGAGCGCCAAGGAGGACTTCAAGGATGGCTGAGATCCAGGTGAAGATCGAGTTCGTCGACGGTGGTAAATACGACCTGACGGAAATGACCACCATCACGCGGCAGCAGTTCCGCGACGCGGCGGCGTACTGCATGGAAGAGCTTGCAAAGTCGAAGCCTGACAAGGTGAGGGACTCGACCCTGAACATCATCATGCAGATGTGCGGCGCAGTCGCGGCCGGCATCGAGGGCAGGCTCTTCGGCGATGTCGACGACGAAGAGGAAGAAGACCAGTGAATCATATCAAACCACTACTAAATACCACCAAACAAGGAGGAAACCACACTATGGCAACTAAAGTTATCACAGGAAAAGTCCGTTTCAGCTATGTCAACATCTTCAGATCCCGCGCCTTCCGTGAGGGACAGGACGCGAAATACTCGATCTGCTTATTGATCCCCAAGGACGACAAAAAGAGCGTGGCTAAGATCAAGGCGGCTATCGAGGACGCGATCCAGGAGGGCATCAGCTCCAAGTGGGGAGGCAAGCGGCCGAAGAACCTCCGCCTCCCACTCCGGGACGGCGACGAGGAGAGAGCGGACGAGGCTCCCGAGTATGAAAACATGTACTTTATGAACGCCAACAGCACCACGAAGCCCGGGATCGTGGACAAGGACCTGAACGAGATCCTGGACCCGGATGAGGTCTACAGCGGATGCTGGGGCAAGGCGTCGGTCAACTTCTTCGCTTATGACAGCAATGGTAACCGCGGGATCGGGTGCGGGCTGAACAATATCCAGAAGATCCGCGACGGCGAGCGCCTGGGCGCCGCACGCGCCAGCGCAGAGGAAGATTTCAGCAAGGAGGACGACGATGACGAAGACGACTTCTGAGCCGGCAGGATGGATCCGGCTGACGCTCCACACGAGCGGGGAGCCGCTCTACCTCCGCGCTGACGTGATCGAAGCGGTTCACATCGTGGTGAACGCGGGGCAGGTCGCCTTCTCGCTCGTCGACACCAGGCACGATTCGTGGAGCGTCAAAGAATCCGCTGAAGAGATCATGACGCAGATCCGCGGGGCACTGACATGAGGACCCTCAGCGTCGATATTGAGACCTACAGCGCCGCGGATCTGCGGGAGACCGGTGTCTACAGGTACGCGGAGGACGACAGCTTCGAGATCCTGCTGATCGGCTACAGCTTCGACGGCGGCCCGGTGCAGGTGCACGACTGCACCAGACCCGGATGCTGGCCGCGGGACTTCCTGGATGCCCTCACGGATCCGGAGGTCGTGAAATACGCATACAATGCCAACTTCGAGCGGACGTGCTTCGCCGCTGCCCTGGAGGAGGAGATGCCTCCAGAGCAGTGGCGGGACTCGATGGTCATGGCACTGGAGGCAGGTCTGCCCGGCTCCCTGGCGGACGCAGGAGCCGCCCTGGGGCTCCCGGAGGAGCAGCTGAAGGATCCGCGGGGGAAAGCCCTGATCCAGTACTTCTGCAAGCCCTGCAGGCCCACACGGGCCAATGGCGGCCGGACGCGGAACCTCCCGGAACATGATCCGGAGAAGTGGGCGCTGTTCGTCGAATACAACCGGCAGGACGTCGTCACAGAGACGGCGATCCGGGAGAAGCTGGAACGGATCCGGCCCGTCGTACAGAGCGAGTGGGATCTCTGGCACCTGGACCAGCGGATGAACGACCACGGGGTCCGGCTGGATCTGCCGATGGTGGGCGAGATCGTTCGCTATGACGAACAACGCCGCGAGGAGCTTATGGGGGAGGCCCGTGAGATCACGGGCCTCCGTAATCCGAACAGCCTCGCCCAGCTTAAGGCCTGGATCGAGTGGCGCACCGGGCTTGAAGTACCGCAGCTCCGGAAGGATGACGTCGCGGCGCTCCTGCAGGATCCGGACCTGCCGCAGGACGTCCGGAGGGTGCTGGAGATCCGGCAGGCTCTCGGGAAGACGTCCACAGCGAAGTACAGCGCCGTGCTGGGCGCCGCGTGCAAGGATGGCCGCCTCCGCGGGATCCTGCAGTTCTATGGCGCGAACAGATCCGGCCGGTGGGCCGGGAGGATCGTGCAGGTCCAGAACCTGGCGAGGAATTCCCTCCCGGATCTCGGCCTCGCGCGGGAGCTGGCAGCTGCCGGAGACTTCGACACGATGGAGACCCTCTTCGGAGAGCCGGCCTTCGTGTTCTCGGAGCTGATCAGGACGGCGTTCATCCCGTCAGAGGGGCGGCGCTTCGTGGTGAGCGATTTCTCAGCCATAGAGGCGCGGGTGATCGCCTGGATCGCCGGCGAGCAGTGGACCCTGGACGCGTTCGAGGCGGGAGAGGACATCTACTGCAAGACAGCCTCCATGATGTACAAGGTCCCGGTCGAGAAGCATGGACAGAACAAGGAGCTCCGCCAGAAGGGGAAGATCGCGGTGCTGGCCTGCGGCTACCAGGGAGGCGTCGGCGCCATGAAAGCCATGGACCGCGGCGGATCCATTCCTGAGGAGGAACTGCAGAGCGTGGTCGACCAGTGGAGGGCCGCGAACCCGCATATCGTGAAGCTGTGGAGGACCTGCGAGCTGGCCGCCAGGACGGCGATCGAAGAACGCCGCCCGGTCCGGGTGGCCCGAGGTCTCGTGACATACAGCTACAGGCACGGGAACCTCTGCGTGCAGCTCCCCAGCGGGCGCTCGCTCTGCTACTGGGGCTGCAGGCTGAAGGACGTCGAGGTCCCGATCCGGCAGCAGAACGGGGCGAACGTCTACCGCGTTTACGCCCGTACGAGGCTCGACGCGGAAGAACCTGAGCGTGGATTCAAAAGCGACTGGGTGTTCGTCGGCGAAACCACCGCGGTGTCCGAAGCTAAAGCAATCAATAACGTCCGATATAACGCGCTCGGGTGCGTATCACAGTATCTGCCCATAGAAGCGAGCGCACACTGGGAGAAGTGGATCGACTGGAAGACCGAAAAGGTCACAAAGAAATTAGAAAACCGGCTCGTCTACATGGGCGTGAACCAGACCACCAAGCAGTGGGGAGAGACAGAGACCTACGGCGGGAAATTGGTCGAGAACATCGTCCAGGCTGTGGCGCGGGACTGCCTGGCTGTGGCCATGCAGCGCGTGACTGCGAGGGGCTACGAGATAGTTATGCACATTCACGACGAGATGGTTGTGGATGTTCCTGTGGAAGACAGGGACGCCCTGGCGCGGATCAACGAGGCCATGGGCGCCCCGATCAGCTGGGCGCCGGGGCTGCCGCTGAAGGGCGACGGCTATGAGACGCCATTCTATAAGAAAGACTGAGGAGGCAGGATATGACGATTAAGTACACGGTGACGGCAGGCGATGACGTTGTAAGAGAACAGCTGGAGATAGGGAAACATATATTCAAGCGCGACCACGCGCGTCAGGAGTACGGGCTCATCTCAGAGGACGATGACTTCAGCGAGCAGGCGGGTGACGTAGGCTTCCCCTGCGATATTGCTGACGAGATCTTCGACACCTTCGACACGCTCACCCTCGCTCTGGATCTGGCGACTCTCAGCGAAGACCTGGAGGATGACTGACATGCAGGAAACGATCACTTTTTCCTATACAGACGGGAGCATGACGATCTGCCTGGACGAGTTTTTCCCGTGTTCAATGGAGCGTCTGGACAAGCTGCTGGACGCTGTTGCGGACACGTGGGATCTGTCAGCTGCGGAACAGACCCGGGCGAAGATGGCGGCTCACTGCCACGGCAGGGCGCGCGATCTGGAGGAAAAGCTCCCGGGCCTGCAGAGGATGGCGGAGGGTGCCATGACGTCAGTCCGTATCGCAGAGAAACAGCTGAGAGAGACACAGGCGCGGATCCGGGAGCTCATGCTCGACCTGAAGAAGAAAGACCTGGTAACACGGAAGAAGATCCGGGACCAGGCTGACGTGATGCGGCAGCTCCGGGACTCCCAGAAGCGAACGCTGAAAAGCGCGAAGGAATACGCATACCACACAGCGAAGGAGCGGGCCGTGGCAGCCAATAACGCTGAGCGGCTCCGGAAGTGCCGAGAGAGGATCCTGACATGGGAAAAGCGCAAGAGAATGGAGCTATAAAATGAACGATTTTAGGTATATATGGGCCGGGCCGCCGATCGACTTCTGGGAGTGTGCGGAGGTGGCCGGCATCGATGAGACTGATAATGTGCTGCGGCAGATGCCGGTGGAACCGAGGGAGCGGCTCGTTCTGGTGACCTGGATGCCGTATGACTGCGAGCTCGTCCCGCTTTTCATGTGCAAAGCTGACAACAACGGCACGACATACTTCTTCTGCGATTTTGACATTGTGACCTTTTACGCGAAGGAGTGGTGGAAAGCAAAATGACACGCGTGAAGTATGACGGGGATCTGATCATAAGCATCGGAAGAAGCCGCGATGATGTCAGATGGAGGAACACGACCATGCGGTGGTCGGATCTCGTCTCCAAACTGTCAAACAGCAAAGAGACGAGCGAGACCCATGACGCTTTCATGCACCTCAAAAAGGAGGAACAGGACCGGATCAAAGACATCGGCGGTTTCGTCGGCGGCTACATAAAAGGCGGCCGCCGGCTGAGGACCGCGGTGGAAGCCCGGCAGATCGTCACACTGGACGCGGACTTCGCGAAAGGTGATTTCTGGGGAAGGGTGCGGGATCTCGAGATCGACTGGCTGGACTTCGCCTCGCTCGTATACTCGACGCACAAGCACACGCCAAAAGATCCACGGCTCCGGCTGGTCGTCCCGCTGGCCCGGAAGGTCAACCCAGGGGAGTATGAAGCGATCGCCCGGAAGCTGGCGGAGATGGTCGACATCGAAGCGTTCGACGACACGACCTACGAGGTCAACCGCCTTATGTACTGGCCTTCCCACAGCGTCGACGTTGTCCCGGCGTTCGAGCTGCATGACGCGCCGTTCCTGAATCCGGATGATGTTCTCGGGATGTACCACGACTGGACTGAAACAGCAGAGTGGCCGAGGAGCTCCAGGGAGAAGGATAAGCGGCGGAAGAAGGCGGAAAAGGTCGAGGATCCCCTGGCCAAGAAGAACATCGTCGGCACGTTCTGCCGGACGTACACGATCACGGAAGCCATCCGGAAATTTATTCCGGGAGTGTACACGCCGACGGTAAAAGAGAACCGCTGGACGTACACAGCAGGATCCACGAGCGGCGGCCTGGTGATCTATGACGACGATCATCTGGCGTACAGCCACCATAACACGGATCCGGCCGGAGGCCTCGACGTAAACGCCTTCGACCTGGTCCGGATCCACCGCTTCAGGGATCTGGATGAAGGCAAAGAGGACAAAAAAGGCGCGGAAGCGCCGAGTTTTAAGGCGATGGCGGAGCTCGCCAGGGAAGACCCGGAGGTCGCTGTCTCGCTCGCGCAGGAGAATCTCGTGCGGGCGAAGACAGACTTCGGGGAGCCGGAGGAAGACGACGAGAGGGAGCGGACGAAGTGGCTCCTGCAGTTCCACAAGTCATCCGCCCGCGGGATCCCGATGGACATCATCGATTCCAAGATCGTGGAGCATGTCAAGAAGGACAACAGGATCCTGATCATCGAGAGGGAGCCGTACATATACAGAGACGGCGTATACATCTACGACGAAGACACGGTGGCCGTGAAAGCGGAGATACGTAAGTGCATCTTCGACCAGCTGATCACTGCGTCCAGGCTCGACCGGGTGTACAAGCTCCTGCTGACAGAGGCAGATATCCAGCGCGGGATCTTCGACCTCAACGTGCACCCGGAGAGCTGGATCAACTGCCGGAACGGCATGCTCGACCTCAGAACGATGGAACTGCATGCCCACGATCCGGAACTCTACAGCATGAACCAGGTCCCGTACGCATTCGATCCGGACTATGCGGTGCCGGAGGATTCCTTCACGGCCGAGTTCCTCAGAGAGATAATCCCGGACGACGAGGACCGGGAGATGTTTCTGGAATACGCAGGGTACTGTCTATCGACGTATACGGGATTCCAAAAGTACCTGATCCTGACGGGCCCGGGAGGGGTCGGGAAATCCGTACTGCTCGACATGATAGAACAGATCGTCGGGCGGGCGAACACGTCGGCGCTCGCGATGCAGCGGATCTCCGAGAGATTCCAGTCGCGATTCCTTCAGGGGAAGCTGCTGAACGTGTTCGCGGACCTCTCCAGCAAGTCCATGGAAGACACCAGCATATTAAAGATGGTGCTCGGGGAGGACGACGTCTCCGCGGAGATCAAAGGCGGGAAGTCTTACAAGTTCAAGCCATACTGCAAGCTCCTGTTCTCCGCGAACCGGATCCCGGTGTCCAGGGACGAGCAGAGCAACGCGTACTACAGGCGGATGATGATCCTCCCGGTCCACGAGGGAGCGAAAAGGTTTCCCAGGCTGAAGGAACGCCTCCGGGAAGACCGGGAAGCGTTCTTCTACATGGCCGTCGCTGCTGTTGGCAGGGCCTTCGCCAGGGGAGAGCTCCTCGAGAGCGAGAACAGCCGGAAGGAGGTCCGGGAGCTCTACTTCCGGACGGACTCCGTCAGGGCCTTCCTGGACGAGCGCACGGAAAAGGCGCAGGGCGAGAAGGTCAGGACCTCTGACATGTATGCAGCCTATGAGTCGTACTGCCTGGAACAGGAGCGGCCGAGTCTCAGCAGGATCGCGTTCAGGGCGAACATGAAGGAAAAAGGGATCACCGTAAAGACGACAAGAGGGTCGGAATTCTTCCACCACTTAAAAATAGTGGGTGGAAAAGGTGGAGACTTTTCAGAGTCGGAACTTGAAGATTTTTAATGAAGTGGTGGAAAAGGTGGATATTTTTTTTATACCCGCATGTGAAGAAAAATATAGATAAAAAGGGGTACATACCACACATATAACGCATGTGAAAAGAAGTATGAAAAAAGTATCCACCCTTCACCACCCGGCGAAAAAGGAGAACCAGGTGAGAGAAAAAGATATCGAAGCGCGGATCAGGCGCGAGATCATGAAGCTGGGAGGGATGTTTCTGAAGTTCGTCTCCCCGGGGAACGACGGTGTGCCGGACAGGATCGCGGTCTTTCCGGACGGCAGGGTCGTGTTCACGGAGCTGAAGGCGAAGAACGGGAGGCTGTCAGCGGTCCAGATGTACCAGATCAACCGGCTGATCGGCCTGCACCAGCAGGTCTGCGTGGTCTATGGGATGGGCGGCGCGGAAGAGTTCCTGCAGGACATGCGGGAGCACTCGGTCGGCTCGTGTGCATACGACAGGGAGGGAGTCTGTGAACTTTAAGCCGCATGAATACCAGACGCGGATGATCGACCGGATCTACGGCCAGGAGCATGTCGGGCTGTTTCTGGACATGGGCCTGGGGAAGACGGTGATCACTCTGACGGCCGTCCGTGACTTGATCGAGGACTTCGCGGTGACGCGCGTCCTGGTGATCGCGCCGAAGCGGGTCGCGGAGGACACCTGGAGCCGTGAGGCGGAGAAGTGGGACCACCTGAAGGGCCTCAGGGTGTCGAAAGTGATCGGGACCCAGAGGCAGCGGATCCAGGCGCTGGAAAGGGAAGCGGACGTCTACGTGATCGGCCGGGACTGCGTGCAGTGGCTGGTCACAGCCTGCGGACGGAGCTGGCCCTTCGACATGGTAGTGGTGGACGAGCTTTCGAGCTTCAAAAATCCGCAGGCGAAGCGCTTCAAGGCGCTGCGGTCGGTGCTGCCGATGATCGAGCGGGTGGTGGGCCTCACAGGCACACCGAGCCCGAACGGCCTCATGGACCTCTGGGCGGAGATCTATCTGCTGGACAGGGGCGAGCGCCTTGGCCGGACCCTCGGATGGTACAGGGAGAAGTGGTTCCGGCCGGCGGTCCAGAACGGCTACGTAGTCTACAAGTGGGCGCCGCTGAAGGGCGCGGAGTCGGAGATCCGGAAGCGGATAAGCGACATCTGCGTCAGCATGAGCGCGGCCGATTACCTGCAGCTCCCCGAGAGGATCGACAGAGAGATCCCGGTCCGACTCAGCGAGTCGGAGATG